ACCAATACTTTGAAGCATTCACCGTTGCCTATTTTTGTAGGATAATAGATAACAATGTCAGACGAATGGAAAAAGCCCACACAACCCCCGCCGCCTCTGTTCTTGGGAAAGAAAGAACGTGATTTAGTAAAACAAATCAATGATGAATTAATAGAGAAAGTCATTGGTCAGCAAGTACTTTATTATTCTATCGATATGGAGACGACGAATTTTCACGAACTATATGGAGAAGCAATAGAAAAAACATATTTGTCCCCAATTCGTGTTTATGCGTTAGTTGAGTTTACTGACTCTTCAACAACGTATATGGAGAACGCAGGGATTGATAAGTCTTGGGAGATAAATGTACATTTTCATAAGAGAAGATTAGAAGAAGATCAAGATTTATATGTCCGTGAGGGTGATTTTGTTTTATATGGCGATAATTATTATGAGATAATTAAGTTGTCTCAAAATAAACAATTGTTCGGACAAGTTAATAGTATATTTGAGATATCTGCGATTTGTAAGCGAGCAAGGAAGGGACTATTCGATGCTACCTGATAATTTTGATTTTGCTATGATGCCACCGGGTGAATATCATCTTGGTGAAGTGGGGATGCTAGCATCTACCATTGAAACTATCGATTATTCTATAATGTTGTGGTTAAAAGAAGATTTAAATATGAGCGCTAGAACAAGTGAAGGATGGAAGAAAGTACCTGTGCTATGGCAGGCGCCCGAGAGAGCATATCAAATCAAACACAATAAGGATTTGAGAGATGATTCTGGTGCATTAAAACTTCCCCTGATATCAATAGAAAGAACTGGCATCACAAAAGATCCAACTAGAAAGGGAGGATATCAAGCGCATGTATATTCAAAGGATAAAAATGGCAGAACCGGCCGCATGGTTATAGCAAAAAGAATAGTTCAAGACAAAACAAGGAACTTTGCTGTAGCTGGAAATGTACGTTCTCAGAATAAAGTTAATGGCGATGGTTCCCCGCAGCGTTATTCCCCAAGAGTAAATAAAAAAATTGTCATACAGAGTGTGTCAATTCCTATTCCTGTGTATGTGAATGTGGAATATAAAATTAGCCTCAAAACTGAATACCAACAACAAATGAATGATTTGTTGGCGCCTTTTATTGCGAGAACAGGACAAATTAATGCGTTTGTAATGAGAAGAAACGGACATCTGTATGAGGGGTTCGTTGATCAAGGATTCACACATAGTAATAATGTTAATAATCTCGCAGAAGAAGTAAGAATGTTTAGTTCTGAAATTACCATTAAAATATTGGGTTATTTAATAGGCGAGGGTGAAAATGACGATCGTCCTGTTGTAAGAGTGGATGAAAACGTAGTAGAAATAACATTCCCTTCAGAGAGAGTAGTTCCTGAAGGTAATGATGATATTTTTCTTCCTTGAAGAAGAGCGTTTTGAGAATAGAAATACTATTTATTCTTGATTGCACTATCGTTTAAGTGATTTAATAATGAGGAATTCACAATATGTCAGTTAAAAATTTTAAATTTGTATCTCCTGGAGTGTTTATCAACGAGATTGATAATTCTTTTATTCCAAAAAAACCTGAAGCCATTGGCCCATGTATTATCGGTCGTTCTACTCGTGGCTTGGCGATGCAGCCTATAAAAGTAGAATCATATTCAGATTTTGTTACAATGTTCGGAGATACCGTTCCTGGGTACGGAGGGGGAGATGTTTATCGTAATGGTAATTATCAGTCTCCGATGTATGGCACGTATGCTGCAAAAGCATTTTTGAAATCAAGCGTTGCTCCAGTAACTTTTATTCGACTTCTCGGACAGCAAGATACAGATGCTACAAGTGGATATGCTGGATGGAAGACAACTAATACTCCTAATCGCAACCCGATGGATAATGGTGGTGCTTATGGATTGTGGTTATTCCACAGCGGCACTGTTGCTGCTTGCGCCACTGGTTCTTTAGGTGCTATTGTATATTGTAATTCCGGTAGTGTGGTTTATTTGAGTGGTAATATTCGGGGCGGCTATTCGAATAGCCCTGAATCTACCAATGTTACAGCCGCTGCTGGCGCCATGATTGGTACTGATGGTAACAATCTTATGACGATATATACCAGCGGCGCCCAAGGTATAGATACATATAAAGTTAACTTTGATGATAATAGTGAGAATTTTATTCGTAAGAAATTAAACACAAACCCTCAGTTATGTTCTGCTGGGGGCACCTATTACCCATCTGCTTCGGCAAAAACTCATTGGCTTGGTGAGACATTCGAGCAATTTATTAGAGAACAAGGGGTGTTTAGCGGATCCGCACAGGGAGTTATTCTGCCTATTTTCAGCGGCTCTTCGACGTATGATCCTTCACAGATGGCACAACAAGCATCCCAAGAAGGAAGAACAAGTTGGTTCATTGGCCAAGACATGGGCGCTAGTGGTGATTTCGTTCCTTTTAATAAGCAAAAACTTTTCCGCTTGATTGGAAGAGGCCACGGAGAGTGGTTGCATAAGAATATTAAAGCTTCAATTTTAAAAATTCGACAATCAACTTCAACTTCGACTGATTATGGTACGTTTTCCTTAGTTCTTCGAAAACTTCACGACACCGATAATGCAGTAGTTATAATGGAGAGATTTGACAATCTTACATTAGATCCACGTTCTCCAAATTTTATTGCGCGAAGAATCGGTGATCAATATACTTCTTGGGATACCACAGAGAAGAGACTTAAAGCATATGGTGATTATCCCAATAAGTCAAAATTTATTCGGGTAGAAATGAATCCCGACGTAGAAGCCGGCGCCACAGATCCTGTATTGCTTCCATTCGGATACTTTGGTCCTCCTAAGTATACTAATATTGTTGATGTTCAAGCGTATGGAAACCATCAAGCGGTTGCAGCTGGCAATGGCATAGCGTTAACTGCTAGTTTTGCAACTGGATCGGCAGCTCAACCCACAGGAGAACCCGCGGTCTTTATCTCAGGTGCGATACAGCCAACCGAGTCTTACACATATGCTCAATCAGCTATAGAGCTGGCGCTTACGGCTTCTCTCAATTTCCCAACGAATACACTGAGAGTTTCAGGAACTGATGGCGGGTTAAGCTTAGTTAGTGACGCACATTATGGATTTTCTTCTAGAAGAACTGCCGCCACGACTATATCAGACCCAAGCATAGCAGATATGCACCGGCCTTTATATGCAAATTTCCCAGATGATCCGACAAGTTCAACCATTGGAGGTGTTGATTCTTACGCGTATGTCTTCTCTCTTGATGATATTGTTTTGAAAACAGGCACTACAACCGGCTGGTATCATTCCTCTGGTTCTAGAACGAGAGGCTCTTCATATACTTCGGCATCTTATACGAATCTTTTGAATGCTGAAATTAATCGCTTTACTGCTCCTTTCTGGGGTGGTGCTGATGGTTTTGATATCATGAAGCCTGATCCTTTGTACAATCTGGGGATGTCCTCCACATCTACAGAACAAGATAGTTACATTTATCATACATATAAGCGCGCCATCGACACTGTTGCAGATCCAGAATATATTAATATGAATGTTCTCTCTGTACCAGGACTTACTAATGATTCGCTTACTACTCATATGATTAATGTTTGTGAAGAAAGAGGTGATGCATTAGCTCTTGTAGATCTTGCAAATGTTTATATTCCTCCTCATGAGAAGTATTACGCTTCGAAATCAAGTAGAATAGGTACAACTCCAACAAACGCAGCATCTGCTTTACGTGATAGACAGATTGATTCAAGTTATGGTTGTACTTTCTATCCTTGGGTTCATGTTCGAGATGAATCAACAGGTGCGCTAGTGTGGTGTCCTCCGTCTGTCGCAATGATGGGGGTGTTTGCTAGTTCAGAGAAAGCATCTGCTCTTTGGTTTGCCCCTGCCGGCTTTAATAGAGGCGGCTTGACAGAGGGAGCAGCAGGATTGCCAGTACTCAGTGTTTCAGAGAGATTGACTTCGAAGCAAAGAGATTTACTTTATGAGTCGAATATCAATCCAATTGCTTCATTCCCATCAAGTGGAATTGTTGTTTTCGGACAAAAGACATTACAGATGCAACAATCCGCACTCGATCGAATTAACGTGAGAAGATTGGTGATTTATATGAAAAAGCAAATTTCCATTCTTGCTACGAAAGTATTGTTTCAGCAAAATGTTCAATCAACTTGGAAAAGCTTTACAGGACTCATTGATCCATTCTTAGCAAATATGGTTGTAGGACAAGGTATTACTGATTATAAGTTAATTCTCGATGAGACAACAACCACTCCCGATCTTATCGATCAAAATATTATGTATGCTAAGATTATGGTTAAACCTGCACGGGCGATTGAATACATTGCGATTGACTTTGTGATTATGAATACTGGAGCGTCGTTTGACGAATAAAAGATGGAGGTTTTCCTCCGTTACACTATTTAAAGTAGATTAAGGAGAATTTTATATAATGTCAACATTTTGGTCTAATAATTTTGCCGAGGGCGGCACGGATCCGAAAAGAAAGTTTCGATTTATGGTAACTTGTGAAAACCTAGGTGGTATGGTGTGGTATGCGAAAACTTGCGCAAAACCAGGATTTACAATTAATGCTGCAGAGCATAAATTTTTAAATCACACTTTTTTCTATCCAGGTAATGTAACTTGGCAGGATGTGACTATGACTTTAGTTGATCCTGGCGATCCAGACATCGCTGGAACTTTAGCGGACATTATTGAAGCATCAAAATATGCAATACCAGCCAATGAAAGCGCAACGATGAGCACAATTTCAAAAGCTAGCGCTGTCAATGCTTTAGGAACAATCTATATTACTCAACTAGATTCCGATGGCGGTGAACAAGAAACTTGGACACTTCAGAATGCTTGGATATCTGAGTATAAATGGGGTGAGCTGGAGTATGGCGCCGAAGATCTAAATACGCTTGATGTGACACTGAAATACGATTGGGCTATAATTAAGACAACCGACGCGTCAGTGAGCAAGGAAGCCGGCAAAGAACGGTTTACGGTAACATCATAATAGACATTAGATATTTGAGAGACAAAATTATATAATAACATAAGAGGTGTAAATTGTCGAGAAATAAAGAACGCTTAGGAGGCGTCCAACAACAAGATAGCAATCCACCACCAGCGGTAATGCAAGAAAACGCAGACACAAGTGGTGGATTTTCATTTGTAGTTCCAACAGAGTTTGTGGAATTACCTTCGGGTGGTAAGTTTTATCCTGAAGGACATCCTCTCCACGGCCATGATACAATTGAAATTCGTCATATGACGGCAAAAGAAGAGGATATTTTAACTTCTAGAACACTTATTAAAAAAGGTGTTGCTTTAGACAGAGTGTTACGAAATATAATCGTTAACAAGAGAATAGAACTTGATTCCCTTATAATAGGCGACAAAAATGCTATTATTGTCGCAGCAAGAGTATCTGGATATGGTCCAATGTATGAGACAAAAGTGACTTGTCCAAATTGCGCCGAAAATCAAAGGTATAGCTTTGACCTTGATGAGTTTAAAGTATATACTGGTGAAGAAGTGGAAAATAATGAAGATGTTACTGATAATGGTGATGGTACTTTTAATACAATATTACCACGATTAGATTTAACTGTGACTTTTAGACTTTTAACCGGAAGAGATGAAAAAACAATGTTAGATGGATTGCAATCAGATAAAAAGAGAAAGAATGAACAAAGTGTAACCAGACAATTGAAAAATATGATTGTAGCGGTTAACGGTCAAGAGTCTGCTAAAATCATTAATCATTTAGTTGATAATATTCCATCAATTGATTCTCGTCAAATAAGGACAGCATATCGTGCTGCCGCCCCAACTGTTGATTTAACTCAATACTTCGAATGCTCTGAGTGTGATTATGCGCAGGAAATGGAGGTTCCGCTGACTGCGGACTTTTTTTGGCCTGACCGGTGAATACATGGAGAATGTGTATGAGCAGTTCTTCTTCTTGAAATATTCAGGAGGTTGGAGCTTCTCGGAGGCATATAATTTACCGGTTGGATTGAGAAAGTGGTTCGTTGAAAGATTAATAAAACAATTAAAAGACGAAAAAGAAGCAATAAATAATGCATCAAAAGGCGGGGGTAAGAATGTTCAGACATTAACGCCGCAAAATCAGCCAAAGAGAATGTAATTAACGATATTAGAAGACAAGACTTGTTCTTGTCTTTTTTTATGATAAACTATTTAAGTTTAGAGTGTTTTTAAAGGGGCGTTTCTATGGCTGATTTTACAATGGATGAATTAGCGAAAGCTATAGCTAAAGCAATAAAATCTGCCAAAGATGACGATTACGAAGCGCGAGATGCCAAAGCCGCCGAAAAACAATTAAAAGATGCCGATGCCGCAGATCTTCGAACGGCTGATTATGAAAGGGCCCAAACAGCACGAGAGATGAATGACATCTATAAAGAAAGAATAAAATTATTAGATGATGAACATGATAAATTAAGCGGATTGGGAAAGTTGTTAACTGGAGAAGCTGAAATTGGACAAAAATCGTTATCCATTTTAGATGAAAAGATATCCAGATATAAAATAGAAGCAAAACGTCAACGCAAAATCGCGGACGCCGGCACCGGTTTTGTTAAAACAAATGCACAAGCCCGAGAAAAAGCTGCTAAAAAACAAGAAATTAACTTTAAAAATCAGAAAAAAGCATTAATAGAATCCAGAAAACTAGGTGAGTCATTAGGTAAGTCATTTGGAAAACTAGTAACAGAAGGCGGTAATCTTAAAGATGTATTAAGCCCTAAAAATCTATCAGCAGGGTTTAAAGCACTTAAGCCGCTTCTCTCTAGTGGTAAGATAGGACTCGCGGCCGCCGGCAGCGCTGCATTGATGTTTGCGGCTTCTTTGGCCGCTGCTGCTGGGCCTGCCGTATTGGGAAGTCTGCTTGCTAAAATGAAAGATTTGGTGTTTCTATTAGTAGATGCTGAAAACGCATTTCGGAAAGCAACCGGTTCTTCGGCAGAATTTGCTCGTGATATAACAAGAAACTATGAAGCCACACGACAGTATGGTATTCAAGTTGGAGATATATCTAAAGCAAATAAAGAATTATATAACACATTTACAGACTTTACGACGGTGGTGCCGACAACTAGAGATGAATTATCGAAAACTGGCGCCGTTTTAGAAAAACTTGGAATTTCAAATCAAGATTACGCCAGGAGCATTCAAAATACAACAAAGATGTTTGGAGTAGCGGCAAATCAAGCAGATGATGTAATGTTGGGAATTGCGGCACACGCAGCGGATATTGGTGTAGCCCCAGGAGTACTGGGAGCAAAGTACGCTAGTATGACTCCTAAGTTGGCAAAATTAGGTTCAACAGGGGAAAAAGCATTTAAAGATCTTGCAATTGCTTCCAAAATCACCGGCATGGAAATGGAAAAGATACTGAACATGACCGATAAATTTGATACATTTGAGGGCGCAGCAACGCAAGCTGGTAAATTAAATGCTGCTCTGGGTGGCAATTTTGTGAATGCGATGGAATTGATGACAGCAACTGATCCTGTTGAGCGTTTCGAAATGATTCGTGATTCTATTCTTGATACTGGATTATCGTTCGATAGTATGTCTTATTATCAAAGGAAGTTTTTTGCTGATTCAGCAG